ACGTGACCGTGACCTTCGCGAGGTCGGCCGGGTCGAGGGCGCCGTCGCGGGCGACGAGCAGGGCGTATTCGGCCATGACCCGCTCGGCCTTGGCGAGCGACTGCGAGATCGACGCCAGGAGGTCGTGGCCCTCGATCTGGTCGAGCTGCTTGGCGGCGGCGGCCTGCGGGTCGGTGCTCGGGCCGCCCTTGGCGCCGGCCGACGCCTTGACGGCCAGCGGGCGGGCGAGGCAGGCGCGGCGGTCCTTCATCTCGACCAGGTCGGCCTGGCTGAGCCGGAGGTTCTGGGTCGGGTCGCTCGGCGGCGAGATGTAGGTCGGCGGCGTCCACGAACTCTGGTCGGGGTCGCCGGCCATCGGCATCGCCCAGTCGCGGCCGACGGCGATCGTGCCGTCGGCCTTCATGAACTTGTCGGGCACGCAGAGGACGGGCGACGACTGGATCGTGTTGTTGAGGATGACCTCGGAGTGGAGGTTGTAGTAGGCCCGCTGGTACTCCGCGATCGCCTCGTAGCGGCTCTTGCCGATGTGGGGCGCCTTGTGCCGCGGCACGTCCACCAGCCGGACGATCGGCACGCGGCCGAACGGGTGCGGGGTGCGGGCGATCTCCTCGCCGTCGTGGCCGTAGAGCACCGACATGTCGGGCCGCCAGAGCCGCCAGCGGACGTACTTCCGCCGCCACTCCCGCGAGTTCCTGTCGTCCTCCGGGCCGTCGGGGTCGATCGGCCGGCCGTCCTTGTCGTAGTCGACGCGGTCGCAGGGGTCGGCGAACTCGCGGACCAGGCACTCGCGATACCGGCCGGCGGCGTCGAGCCGCCACCACGTCAGGTTCTCGGGCAGGATGTAGCTGGCCACGCAGCGGTCGAGGCCCAGCCGCACCTCGTCGGCGCGGTTCCTCGCCTCGCCGCCCGGCGGCGCCGCGGGGTGGTCGAAGCAGATGTCGATGCAGCCGAGGACCAGGAGGAGCGGCGCGATCGTCTGCCGCATCCAGTCGTCGATCGCCGTGCCGCGGCCGTCCACGTCGGACCACCACGCCTCGAGCTCGGGCAGGCCCGGATTGTCCTCGTCGCCGCCGGTGTCGCGGCCGATCTCCTGGTTGAACAGCTTCGAGAGGTGGATCTCGACCGCCTCGGCGACGAACTCGGGGACCGGCGTGCGTGCGCGGCGGGACTCGTAGGGGTCGTCCTGCGCGATCGTCGCCGGGTCGGCGCCGGTCTGGCCGGGCCACGGGCCGACCATGCCCATCGGGTCGTCGGAGGCGGCGCCGTTGGCCGCGACGCCGTAGCCCAGGTAGTCGGCGGTGTTCGGGTATTGCTTCGGGTCGGGATATTCGCGGCGATGCCGGAAGAGGTTGCGCGCCGGCAGGCCGCGGCGGTCCACGCCATACTCGGCATCCCGATAGCGCTGGCCGCCCTCCAGGCTGTCGAGGAGCCAGCGCCAGAGGACCTGATTCCGCCGCCACTCGGTGTGCGGGTTGTCGATCAGCGTCTTGATGTCGACGTCGCCGACCGGGACCAGCCCGTAGCGGTCGGGCGCGACCTTCTTCGGCGGCGGGGCGGGCGGCTTGGTCATGGGTCGGCGTCTCGGGTCAGGCGTCGTGCGGCGGGATGGGATCGTCTTCGGCCGCCGGGCGGCCGCGGCGCCGCGCGTCGGCCCGGTCGTCGAGCGCCGCCAGCACGGTCGCCAGCGTGGCGCACACGGCCATCAGGGCGGCGACGACGGCGAGCCCCCAGGCCGAGGGCGGGAGGGCAGAGGGGTCGGTCATGCGGCCTCGGCGGCTTCAGTCCAGGCAGTGGGGCGAGAACCAGATCCGCTCGCGGCGTGCGTTGGGGTTGTCGTGGGCCTTCGACCGCGCGCCGTAGCCGCCGCGTGCCTTCCAGGCCCACTCCGTCCAGGACGCGGGCATCTCGTGCTCGCCGGCGTAGCCGCACAGCGCGATCAAGAGCCGCGGGTCGTCGCCGTGCTCGATCGCCCACTCGCGGACGGCATGGGCCACCGAGAGCGAGTCCTTGGCGTAGAGGCGGTCGGACCGCTTCGCCGTGTCGGCATAGGGCGGGTCGAGGAAGACGGCGGTGAGGCCCTGCTTCACGGTCGGGGTGGGGCCGCAGACCCGCGACCAGTCGCCGCAGCAGACCCGCACGCGGCGGAGGCGGTCGCGGAGGCCGGCGAAGTAATCGACGAGGTCGTTGACCCGTTGGCGGTTGACCCCCTGCCCGGCATCGCCGAGGTGGACCAGTTTGCGGTTGACCCCCTGCCCGGCATCGCCGAGGCGGACCAGTTGGCGGAAGCCTTCCTCGTCGTCGGCGACGCCCCACGGGCCTCGCCGGCCCTCGGCGCACCAGCCCGAGGCGATCCAGCAGCACTGGCCCCAGGCCCACCAGCCGGCGATCATTGGGTCGAAATAATCCGGGTCGCCCTCGAGCCGCGCCGTCAGGAGGGCGCGGCCGTCCTTGAGCCGGACGTGGATCGCGTGCAGGTCGTTCTCGTTGACGGGGCGGTCGGCGTGCGCCGCGACGGCCTCGGGGTCGTGCTTCACCGCACGCCAGAAGTTCGCGATGAATCCGTCGGCGTCGTTCACGGTCTCGACGCCGCCGAACGGCGCGGGCCGCAGCATCAGCATCGCCAGCGAGCCGGCGAAGGGCTCGACATAGTTCCGGACGGCGCCGAAACGACGCCAGACCTCCGGGGCGACCTTAGACTTGCCCCCGAAACCACGGGAACGGAGGCTTATAAGCGACCGTTCCCCCCCTTTCCTGCGTCGGCGCAGATGCGTTGGACATGCGTCGTCCCGATGTGAAACCGGCTCGCCAGATCCTTGAGGAGACATCCCTCGGATCGGAGCCGGCGGATTTCCTGCTTCTGGTCGTCGGTGATCCGCGGCCGCCCACGCCATGTCGTCGCCTTGTACCAGGGGCGGGGACGGCGGATCAGGCGGCGTCGGCGGCGTCGCTCGGCTGCATCGGCCGGGCGGCCTCGGCCTCACGCGCCCGGTACAGGCCCAGCACGAAGTCGGCGTGCGCCAGCCGGAAGGCGAGGTCGTCCCGATCGCGATGGGCCTTGCCCAGCGCCATCGCGAGGGCGACGCAGGCGGCGATCGTGGCGATCATGAGGGCGGCGAGGATGGCGGCGGTCGTGGTCATAGGTATCCGCGGGCGGGGCGGTAGACGAACCGGGGCCGGGGGGCGCGTCCCTGCGGGAAGACGGCGGTGAGTCCGCCCCGGAGGCTGTCGATCATCTCCTCGGCCGGGTGCTGCGGGTCCTCCGGCCAGTCCATGAGCTGGTTGGCCCGCTTGGCCCGGCGGTAGCCGGCGAAGGCGTCGCGGGTGTGCTTGCAGCGGGGGTGGACCTTCAGCGCCGGCGGGTTGCCGTCGCCGCCGAGGAGCGACTGGATCAGCTCCAGCCCGTCGGAGACGGCGCGGGTCGGCCAGCGGTCCAGCGGCGCCAGCCCGGCCCGCTCGTACTCGGCGATCACCGTCGGCCCCACGGGGTTGCGCGAGCCGCCGGCGGGGTCGGTGTAGTACCTGCGGACGTGGTAGCCGCCGGCCCGGGTCTTCTCGCGGATCGCCCCGGCGTTCCTCTCGGCCGTCAGGTTCTCGGCCAGGTAGTCGTCGAAGACGTTGACCTGCACCCGCGGGTGCTCGCGGACCTGGAACCAGACGGCGCCGGTCCAGACGCCGCTGTCGATCGCGCAGTAGGTCGGCAGGCCGTGGACGTAGTCGGCGTCGACCGACTCGTGCACCTGCGGGTCGAAGGCGTCGAACCAGACGCCCTCGCCGATCGACCACTCGCCGTCGCGGAGCCGCTTGCGGCGCGGGCCGGTGAGTTGGTCGAGCTGCGAGAGGTAGTACCGGCCGGCCGCCGTCCAGCCCGATCGGTCCCGCAGGAGCGGGTTGGCCTCGTGCGTCGTCGTCCACGACGGGATGGCGCCGGCGTCGATCCGCTTCTTCATCCAGTGCTCGGGGTGGCTCGGGTTGGTGTCGCCGATCAGCCAGCCGAACCGCGGGTCGCGGCCGGGCCGGCCCATGCGGCTGGCGATCGTCTCCCACGCCTCCTGCTGGATCTCGACGCACTCGTTGGCGAAGACGATGTCCCAGGCGGTCGAGAGGATCTTGGTGGCGTTGCGGTCGAGCCCGGCCAGGACGATCTCGGTGCCGTTGGGGTAGCGGTAGGAGTGGCGGTTGCCCCGCTTGGCGCCGTCGGCGATCCGCTCCATCCCGTCCCGCGGCAGGATCTCCTGCTCGTAGGTCACCAGCACGGACTCGGTCAGGCTCACGCGAGTCGCCCGCATGAACAGGATGCGGAGCCCGGGGTTCTCGCTGGCGATGACGTGGATCAGCGACAGGATCGCGTAGGTCTTGCCGGTGTTGTGGTGCCAGATGCCTTCGGCGAGGTAGTGGGCGGCGCCCGGGACGGTCATGTCGAAATAAACGTCCGTTCGCTCATACGTTACACTTGATACTTCGTCCCACTGGGCCGTATAATGACATTTAGGAGGAACCCATGTCGAACAAGGGATGCAAGCATCTGACGCCAGGACAGAAGGCTCGAATCCTCGAACTCCACTCCATTCCGACCGCACCGAGGCAGATTGCCGAGATGGTCGGCGTCTCCTGTCATCAGGTTCGCCACGCCCTGCGTCGGGCCGGCGTGAAACTGACGCACTCCCGGAATGGGGCATGCTATCGGCATGCTGGACAGGTTCGCGAGTGGGCAGTGCAAGGGCTGTCCCTGTCCGAAATCGCGAGGCGGATCGGGACGAAGCATCAGACGGTAGCGAAGTTCCTGCAGAAGCACTCCATCGATCGGAAAGCCTTCGTGCAGACCGGAGGGAACAATCCGGCTTGGAAGGGTGGACGGATACTCGACAAGAAAGGATACGTCCTAATCCACCGACCCGAGCACCCGGCAGCCAATCGTCATGGATACGTTCGCGAGCATCGCCCGGTGATGGAAGAGAAGTTGGGTCGGCCGCTTCTCCCCGAAGAGGTTGTCCATCACAAGGACGACGATCCAGGGAACAATCATCCCGACAATCTGGAGCTGTTCGACAAGAACGCTGACCATCTGGCGGAGACGCTGAAGGGTCGCCGTCCGAACTGGACCGAGGAAGGCTGGAAGGGGATGCGAGCACCGCGTCCCCAGACGCGAGGTCCCCGACCCGGCACCATCCGGCCGGCGTCAGGAGGAGATGGTCGGCGGTCCCGAGGAACGAAAGCCCCAGTCGCGTCGTGACTCGATAGAGCGGGGCGAAACCCTTGATGAATGGCACTTCGGCCCGTCGCGGCCCCCAGAGCGTGGCCACGACGGGGGCGACATTGGCCTCGTAGAGGTCGCGGATCGGCGTCCCGCGCCCGGTGAGCGGATCGTAGATCTCGGTCTCGCCGGCAACACAGCCCGCCGGCCCGACCACGATCAGCTGTTTCGGCATGGCGCCGTCGCGGATCGCCCGGAAGAGCCGGACGTCCACCCGCTCATGACGCGGGTCTGTCGGGGTAGCGGTCGTCGGCATCGGGGATGATGATCCGCCTCGGCGTGTCGGCGTCGCCGGGCTCCTCGGGGGACGGGTTCCTGGCCGCGAACTCCGCCCGCCGCTGCTTCATCTCGCGGGCGAACTGCCGCGCCCGGTCGTCGCGGCCGATCAGGAACTCCTGCGCCCGCGCGTCGCCGCCCTCGGCCGCCTCGTACCGCAGCCGGATCAGGGCCTGCCGGCTGCACGCCGACGCCAGCCGGACCTCGCGGCGGAACCCCCTGACCCGCTTCAGCGTCAGCTTGTACCGCCGGTACGACGTCTTCAGCTCGGCGATCGCCAGGGCGATGCCGTAGCCGTGCCGCAGGCAGTCGAGGAACTTGCAAATCTCCTCGTTGTCGAATTCGGTCGGCTTCGGCCCGGGCTTCTGCATGTCATCGCGTCGCTGTCCGTGTCCGGTGGTGTCGTCGGGGCCGCGTCACCGCCCGCGGCGGACGTCGGCGGTGAGCCGATGGAACAAGGCCCCCTCCCTCGTGGCGAACCGGCGCACGCGGACCCGCCGGGGGGTGCGGGGGAACGCCGCCATGGCCGCGATCGCGGCGAGGAGGAGGGCGATCGGTCTCATCGGGTCAGCTCGCCGGCTGGTCCGGCGCCGGGTCCGGCGTCGGCGCGGGGTCGGGGGTCGGGTCGGGCGTCGGCGTCGGGCTCGGCGTCGGGTCGGGGCTCGGCGTCGGCGCCGGCGTCGGCGTCTCGGCCGCCTGCACCCGGCCGGCCAGCGCCCGGACGGCGTCGGCGTGGGCCGAGGCGGCGGCGAACACCGGGTAGGGCACGCCGCAGGCGGCGAGCATCGCCACGAGGTCGTCGGCGTCGTGGGCGCGGGTCCAGGCCTCACCGGAGAGGGTCATGGCGTCGGCTCCGTGGTCGGGGGTCGGGCGGGCGGTCAGGCGGGCGGC